CTTGCAAGTTAGAAGTAGGCATGTTGGCGCAGGCTCGCGCCAACACTTCCTCAGCTTTGATCTGCTCGGCCAATTGTCACACCCAGTATGACGTTAGGCAGGCTTCGCGGGGCTAGCTTCCTGCTTGCCAACCATATGGCCGGAGCCGCCCTTAGCAAACTTCCCGCCATTTCCACTCGGATCGGTAGCAGTCGTCCCCGGCTTCTGCGGTCCTGCGTACTGCTGACCAACCATGTGGCCGCTTCCGCCGACCGCGAACTTTGGGGAACTCTTCGACTTGGTCTTGCTCTTTCCGGTAGTGGGCATAATCAACGTCCTTTCCTTGCTCGTTGGTTGTCGTACTCCGGCGTAAATCGGAGGGTTCATGCTGTCGTGAAACTCCACGCAGTGGTGCTGGCTTGTGCGGCGACCGGGGTTCCACTCAGATCGGTCACCACCCCTGCCGCCCAAATGATGTAATACTGCGTTGCGGCTGCAAGTGCGGCAGTCAAATGCAGTATCACGTTGTTGCCGGAAATCTGAACCTGCCCTGCACCGGACCCTGCATCGACAGCAACATCCCAACTATCAATGGTGCTGTTGTCGGATGTTTTCTTCAGCGTGAATAGCCCAGCTTCACCGAGAACGACGGGTACGTCAAACGCCACAGTCGGAGCAACGTTGATCGATACTCCTGTAGCGTTGTCAGCGGGAGTAAATCCGGTGTTGACGGGAGCCGTTGTGTCGGTTGAAATTCCCCCAACGATCCCTGTCATGTCTTCGTTGTCAACACGAAGAAAAGGCTCAGCCAACTCGTTAATCAGGACATTCTCGTAGTCCTGACTGTCAATTCTAATTTTGGTGGAGCCAGCCCGCCGAAGGGCACCGCCAATGTCTTCCCGGTCTACATACTGAAGTGGCATTGTACCCTCCTATCCTACCCCACCCGCAATACGGGTGCGTGGACCTTGGTCTTTCGTAACATCACCGCCCTTGGGCGTCTGTTGCCCCTGCGCCTTAGCTCCGGCAGCAACGGTCTCAGTGGTTTCCCCTTCAGGGGGAGGGGCTTCCATCTCAGCCGCAGTGCGTGCCTCGGCCTCAAGCTGGGCGTCGATTTCCTCTTCGGTCGGGACGATCTGCTCGCCGTCCAGCCCGATGTTGGTAGATAGAGCGCGCAGAAGGTTAGCGCGGCCCTTAACCCCAAGAATTGGAGCGTCGATTGGATTAGCAGTGATCTGCAAGAACTCAAGCTGACGGGACCGCTCAGTCTCACGCTGAATGGCGACGTTGACGCCTTTAACTTGGATATTTTCGTCGCCACGTAACCAACCAGCAGTATCGCTGAGCATCAAAACGTCAACGGTGCCTTGCAGAAGTGGATCGAACACGTCCCGGTCAATATTAGCGGCGACCGTTTGGAGTATCTTGCTCGCGTTGCCCATGAGCATAGCGAGACCCGAAGACGTGCGTCCTGCGCCCGAGCCTACTCCCTGCCCGGAGAGATACTTCGGTATCGCTGATATGTCGTCGGCTATGGAGCCAAACGCCTGATAGACCGCCAGTAGCTCTTGTGCGTTGCTCTGCGGCTGGAAGAAGTCCACCGGAGGCTGCGTGTTCCCGTTCCCCGTTGGGTCGCTCTGTGCGTGCCACCTCTTCCACGGGAATATCTGCTCCCCGTTCTCCCCCGGCGCGAGCCTGTCGTCTAAGATAATCACTTGCGGCCCGGAGGCTATCGACATATTGTTGACCAAGGACCGCAAGGTCGCGTTGGTGACATCCTCTATGTCCGACAAAATATCCGGCAGGCCATTGCCAACCGGCGTTCCGGGCACTTTCTCGAATGACGTGATGTAGTACGGGTGCCGCTTCCTCGGACTTGGTGTCAACTGGCATTTTATGACCCATTTTCCAATCAGCCACAACTCAACGTGGTGGTCACGGAGGGGCTGGCCTAGAATAACTGGATCGGTCATCCCGTAGTCGATCAGCAGTTTACCCTGAATGTTCCCCGTAAATCGGAGGAAATTCATCATCCCCGACCGGTTCCACCGGGGGTTTTCACGGTTCTCGTAGAGCGCCCTCTCCGTGTCAGTGTCGTCCCAATTATCCGCGATGCCGCCTCGCCCATACTCTTCGAGCACGGCCTCGACATTCGCATGATTATAACCCGGAAGATCGAGACAGTCATTGAGTTCGGCCCGTGTAATTCTACCGCGCTCAATCACGTCTGCTTGTTCAATGCTGGACGCTCCCGGTGTCCAGTACAAGTCAAACGGAGAAATTCGATACCAGCACAAACGAGGCTGGTTGACCACCTGTGCGACGCCGTTCATGTAGCGGACTTGCGGGACCACCCGAACTTCTGGCCCCTTCAAGCAAGCGAACGGAAACAGCGGCAAATCAACAAGAAACTCTGCAAAAGCTTGATACAACCCGCCTTCAACAAAAATTTCCTCAATTTTCTCCTCAGTCAACTTGGCACGATCAGCAGCGTTTTTCTTTTCCGCTGTGCGTGCCATGAGGAAAAGCTGTTTGGCGCGCTCCCGCGCCGCTTCCTCGTCAACTGGCTGACCGGCTTGCTTGAGGGAGAACAACTCCATCAAGACGATTTTTTGGATAGCCGCTTGCACTTCTGGCGGGACATCGGGGTCGGCGGGAGCACCGATACCCCAAGCCCGTTCCGGCGACAGATAAACATCCCGCAGAAGCGAAGTGGCCCCACGACACTTCATGGCGACCAATCTGGCGTAGACTTCTGACCCCCCGAACTGCCGGATAGCCGCTAACTTCTGAGGGTCATACTGTCCATTAAAAGTGCGCAGTGCGGCTAAAAGCCTACGCGCCCAGCCGGGCTGCGTATTGCGATGATTTGAAAATATTTCATATTGATTTGTGACGTACGCAGCCAAGTCATCAAGTGTTTCTTGGCTCTGTTGCTGCGGCTGGCTCTGCAACCGCTGCTGCTCTAACATCTGTGTGAGAGCGGTTCCCCCTATCACTCGCAACGCTGGGCGCGTCGGGTGTGTTGAGACGACAGGCGGCGCAGTCGTGGGGATCGCTTCGGCCATGGCCACCTTGACTTTCAAAAACAGGTATGCTACTCTACACTGTATTGTAGAGGTTGTCAACCCCCCATGTCCAAGACAAATACAGAATACAATAAAGAGTATTACAAGAAAAATAAGGAGAAGGTGCTTGCCAAAAACAAAGCATGGAATGACACACACTCTGAAAGACTGAAAGAACTATCCGCTAAAAGGTATGCAGAGCGACCCAAACCAGAACCAAAACCAAGACAACCAAGACCACGTAAATTTACATCCAAACATGAAAGATACCGGCACTATCAATATAAAAGGCTGTATGGTATAACATTAGAGCAATACAATGCTATGCTGGCAGAACAACATGGGGTTTGCAAAATCTGCTCAAAACCACCAGAAACACGTTTGTTGAGCGTTGATCATTGCCATAATACTAAAAAAATACGTGGATTAATATGTCAACATTGTAATATGGGGCTAGCAAACTTCAAAGATAACATTGAAGCACTAGAACGAGCCGTCAAGTACCTAAAAGGTGAACTATGACCGTTCCACAGGCTTTAGACCTCGGAAAAGACGTAAATGTGGTCAAATTGGCACGGGAGATAGCCATTGACCATTACCCGGTGGCAGACGTTCTTGCGCGCTACCAGATCGACAATGACACGTGGGACGCCCTTAATGAGTGGCCCCGCTTCCAAGAACTACTCGCACACGAGCGCCAGCAATGGCACGGTGCCCTCAACACCAACGCCCGTATCCGTCTCAAGTCAGCCACGCTGATTGAAGAGTGGATGGAAGAGGGCGACACCTACCTGCACGACAAGAGCCAGACGCTCAACAGCAAGATTGAGCTTCTGAAGCTACTTGGTAAGTTCTCACAGCTTGACACGCCACCCACCGCTGAACAGGCTGTCGCTGGTGGACGTGTGGTCATCAACATCAGCATGGGTGAAGCCAAAGTAGCCTATGAAGATGCTGCTCCCACCATTGATATCACCGACTACCAAGAACGCGATCCTGATATGATTGAGTTCGACTGGGAAACTGAGTTCGAGCCTAATCCTATAGCTGGATCAGAAGCTATTTTTGAAGACGCAACGTAATACTAGGTATGACAATTGGCCCTCATCACAGACGACATCACCATTGACTACGCTGCCCCGCCCACAATTGGGCGCATGATGCAGAGTGAGGCGTTTGGACGGCTCGTTGCCGGTCCTGTCGGCTCCGGCAAGACTTTGGGGTGCATTTTTGAGCTATTACGCCGAAGTATTCAGCAAGGAAAAGCTCCTGACGGGTACAGGTACACCCGTTTTGCCATCGTCCGGCAGACTCTCAAACAGATGCGTGAGACCTTGCTGAAGGACATAATGTCAGGTTTACAGGGCATTGTGTCGTACAAAGTGTCAGAACACACCATTTTTATCAAATTTGGGGACGTTCGCTCAGAATGGATACTGATCCCACTTGAAAACATTGAAGACCAGCGGCGTCTTCTGTCGTCCCAGTTGACCGGAGCGTGGATCAACGAGGGCATTGAGATTGACATTTCGCTGATCGACCCCATTGGTGGCCGGTG